ATTTGGGAAGTAACGCACCCCAATAGGAACCTTTGTGAGATGTTTGATTCAATCAAAGAGTTCTTGCACACTAATCGTCGAGTGACGATTAGTGTGTGTGGCCTGAGCACAATCAGTTTTGTGCTTGGGCATCGGCTTCGGGGACGGCCTTTGTTAGTCCCCACGAAAAATTCTGGTGAACCACGAAGATCTAATGCAAAAGTATTCACCAGTCTTGTTATTCTAGCGACCGCAAGTTATGCTTTGCGTCGGTTCAACTCCTCACAGGGTGGAACTGTCCAAGCTTTTAAGACTAGGATACTCAAGTTCTTAGGCCAGTCATTAGCAAAGAGACCAGAGACCGTACGTTCTGCTTTTACGGATCTTGAGTGGTCTGCTTTTGAACCGGTCAGGAATCACACTCATCCTGCGGCTGCCGCTGATCGTTCTACTGCTACTACCTTTATTTCTCGTTTTGCTGCGGTTTTAGGTAGTACAGCTTACTTTATACAACGATCTAGGGCAGATGAGCGTGCAGGGCGTGTTGGTTCGCGTGACTATTATTGGATGAAAGATATTACCACGCAACCAGCCCCAATGAAAATACCAGCGAATCCTCTGGTAGCTTTGGTGGATGTGGACCAGTATATGGACATCCCCACGTTTTTATCTGACCATGTACACCCAACAATTTTGTATACCTTTCAGCCTACTGCTGTAGCACGTATTGATTCTAATTACAGCTTTACGTTTAATGATAAGGATGAGGTCATGTATAACGTAGCCGGAGGAGCGTATTATCAACACAAGGTTTGGAATTACAGTACAGATTGTATTCTTGTAGCCAAAACCTTGTTTGGTATTCCATATCGAGCTGCCACGTATATTGTTGATCGGAGAATGACATCCCCAGACCATGAGTTGGTGTTTTTAAATCCTATTGGGTCTTGGGGTGTTGTTGGTTCCGTTTTGGCAACGTCGTGGTTAAGCTCAGCTACTCTTAAACATTTGAAAGTAGCTACCCGTGAAGGTTTTCTCCGCTTGCAGTTGAATTCACAAGAAGGAGTTAAGATGTCAACTGGACGACCTGGGTCTTATGCTGCGGCTACAGTTCCAATCGTCGTAGATGACACCATTTCGACTGTTGCGAGGACATCAAAATATGATTTAACCATGCCACAAGTGACTTCTTTTGTGGAGGGTGATAAAATCACGGGTGCTGTGTTATTGGATTACCATCGTGTTGTGCCAAAATCGGTCAAACCAGATGTGGTTTGCCCCATACCTGACTCGGTTCGGCGTTATCAGTTTAATCCTGCAAACTTTGAAGCTGATGCAAAGGCTTCGATGGTTGCTTTCATGACGCCAATGGTACATGGAGCGTTTGTGCCAGATCAGAGTCAAAACAATGAGTTAGCCTGTATTGAGGAACGTGTTGTTAACGTGCGGCCAAAAACCTTACCGTTGACACCTTTCTTAATTAAGGTTATGGAAGAATTCCTTGTTCGTATGGTTCCTGAGGACGTGAAGCACACACTAGATCCTGTGGATGATGACGAGGTGCTAGACAGGCAAAACCGACCGACCCAACGGAGAGTGTTAGCCATGTCAGAGGTTGTCAGTCCTGATAGAAAAGTTTCAATGTTTATGAAAAAGGAGGCCTATCAGGATGTGAAACCACCTCGTCCGATTTCACAGATCAATGGGGTTGATAAACGTGAATACAGCAAGATCATGTACTCATTTACATTGTATGCCAAGAGATTCCCTTGGCATGCCTTCGGGCAGACACCTAGAGCTATCGCGTCTCGCGTTGTTTCAGTATGCGAGCGTGCGGTGATGGTAACCAATACAGATTTTTCGAAGTTTGATGGTCATGGCTCTAATGTGATGCGCGAGTTGGAGAAAATGTTGCTTTTACGCTTGTTCCGCGTGCAATACCATGAGACAATTCTGGACCTTCATCGGTCGCAGTATGGTCTTCGTGCGTATGGCACGTTTGGAATGAGGTATGAAACGCATTACTCACGCGCTTCTGGCTCGCCTGAAACGTCAATTTTTAACACTTTAATTAACGCCTTCGTAGCCTTTGTTGCATTGCGTAAGACTATGGTTGGCGGTATTTATAAGGATGCAGATGAGGCGTTTCAAGGTTTAGGCATATATGGTGGAGACGACGGTTTGACTGGTGATGTTGACCCGTCGAGTTACCGGCGTGCTGCTTCAAGTATTGGACAAGAACTTACAGTACAGCCAGTGTCCCGAGGCGAGTTAGGTGTTAAGTTTCTCGCACGTGTATACTCTCCTGACGTTTGGTTTGGCGAGCACAACAGTTGTTGTGATGTCTTACGTCAAGTGAGTAAACTCCACGTCACCGTTCGGTTGCCTTCCAATGTCACACCCATCGAAAAGTTGCTGGAAAAAGTAAGATGTCTGGCACTTTCCGATGTAAACACACCTATCGTCGGTGAATTTTGTCAAGCTATTTTGAAGATTCACGGCGGGGAAATCAAGGCTAGTGACAAGACCGCTGTTGTGAGTACATGGTTAAGCCATTTTGAAAAATCCACCCAGTATCTGAATGAGCCGTCAGAGTGGATGGTTGCGTATGTAGAAAAAGAGATGCCGTTGTTTGATTACAAGAAGTTTAAAACGTGGGTCAGCCAAGCTGACACATATGATAAGCTTCTGGCGCCACCTATGTTCATGGAGAAACCACCTGCCAATCCAGGCAAGCCCGTGGTAGTGGATGGCCAAGTAGTCGCTCCGGTAACTCAACCTCCTGTGCCCGCGACCCCTGTTGTTAAGGTGTGGAAATCCAAAACAGGAGAGACGTTTGAGCAATTAAAACAACGCAAGATCGCTGCAGGGACGTGGAAACCTGACAAGCCTAAGGTCCGAGCTGGTAATGGACCAAATCAGTTAAATTGGCGAGCGCCGCGTGCACGCGGCGTTCCGGGCCAATAGTGATTGGCTTTCATGACGTTTGCGGGCATGATTGGGTGCCCGCTCTTTTTGAGTTTTACTCATTTATAACGTCATGAGCGATCGAAAAAGAAAAGGTAAAGGTAAAGGAAAAGGTAAAGGTAAACAGCAAGCTCCAAGAAAAGCACCGCAGAAACGGTCCGCCCCAAGAAATTCAGGCGGTTCAACTGCTATGGCAATTGGTGGCGATGTTGGTTCGGCTGTTGGTGGTTATCTGGCTCCAGGTATAGGAGGCTCACTAGGCAAAGCCGTGGGCACCGGACTTGGATGGGTTTTTAATAAAATTACAGGCATGGGGGATTACAAGATTATGTCAAATACTCTCTCATTGCCTGGTTCTCCAGTACCCGCCTTTGGTGAGAACTGCATACGTATACGACACAAAGAATATTTAGGTGACGTCTACGGTGGTACAGCTTTTGCCAGTCAGTCGTATGATATCAATCCAGGTTTGGCCCAGTCGTTCCCTTGGCTATCCTCGATTGCGGCTAATTATCAGGAGTTCATGTTCGCTGGGTTAGTCTATTCATTTGTCTCCACTTCCGCGAATGCTTTGAACTCTACCAACACCGCTTTGGGTAAAGTACTCCTGGCTACTGACTATAATCCACTCAATCCGCCGTTCATTTCGTCACAAGCGATGATGGCTACTGAGTTTTCTAATTATGGCAAGCCAGCCGATTCTATTTTACACGCGGTTGAATGCTCCCCTAAGTTGCGCCCTACGTTGTGGCAATACGTTCGAACAGGCGCCGTCCCGACAGGTGCGGACGAACGGCTGTACGATTTGGGGAATTTTCAACTGGGAAGTCAGGGCATGCAGGCAGTCGCCAATATTGGAGGTTTATGGGCTACGTATGATATTATATTGTGTAAGCCCGTTTTATCTCCTGCTTCTGTAGCCTATGACTCCTTCAACTATACGTTAATTTCTAGTGTTGCGTTTGGCCTGGCAAACTTTGGTCCCAATGTGTCAACTCGGCCCGTGGGTACCACGTTTGCCGTTGTCAATGCAACTACGATGGATTTAACATTACCGTCAATCGTCAGCGCTGGATGCTATCGCACTGTGATCTATTGTTCCGGTGGTCTGTCAGCCACGGCGGGGACGCAGGATCCATACGTTAGCTTCGTTAATGCTGCACTTACAACACGGTATGCCTTGGCTGCTTATAACTTTGCGACTTTGGTAACCAATACCAATGGCTATTGGTTTTCCATTGATTTCACTGTTACAGCGCCAGGTGCTTCGTTAAGAATTCAAACTCCAATTGGAGCTACTTCACCCGGAGTAACCGCTTCGGGTAATTTGGAAATCCGTTATCTAGGTCCATAAGGGAGGTTTCGTGTCGCAACGCTTGAGGCCAGCCGATTCTGGTCAAGCGTTGAAACCATTCCATCTCTATAGTTTAGCGGATAGACCACCACCACTTTCCGGAGCCCCTTGTCCTTGTGAGTACACTCGTTGTGCTGGACTTGTGTGGTTTTGGAAAGGCGTGCACATGAGAATCTGTGAGATTGTCGGTTCAGCTTGGTCCGATCAAAACCAGCCGACCACAAAAT